GAATTGGCCTAAAAAAAGTAAGGGTAAAAGTAAACAGCGCCCTGATATATTCAAAGCAGATGATAAACACTGGGAGGTCATCTTGGAAAACTCTATAAGCGTGGCTAACTCGGCAAGAGACGTTGGCGCAGTACCGAAGGGTATGCGTAAGCGTAAGGTGGCCGAGCAAAAGTGGTTTTAGACATCATACTTTTTTTAATTTTTATTTACGCTTGCGTAGCGTTTAACAATATTATATGGACTTGGTTGGAACTAGGTAGTATTGTTTTACATGAAGTCACGAAACCCATAGATAATACACAAGTAATCAATATTGGTGGTGAGGAATACAATATCCAAACGTCACAGGAACAGGATGAATCATTTGTAAATGGCGCAATTTGGAGTTATGCGTGGGAATAACTTATAACACCCATAGACTAACATTTATACATGAGTGCTAATAACCGTCGAGTACGACGGACTATAGTTGAGATACTATGGGAACACGGTGCTATGACTAAGGAGGGTGTGGCTGAAAAGTTATCCTCTATGAAGAATGTTAGAGCAGTACCGTCGCCACATAGTCTGTCAGCACTTCTCTCTAAGAACTCACAGATTGTAGCGGTTGGTAGTGAGAAGGTAGAGAACGCCGTTGGCGTTAAGGCATCCCATCTTCTTTATGATGTTGATAGGGATGTAATCAAACACCGAGATGATATACTTTATACCCGAAGTCCTACCGTGATGACACCAAAGCAGAAGGTTATGGCAGAACAATGTCGCTGTGGGAGGCTACGTATTTTCCCACCCGATTCTGACGTATGCTTACACTGTATTAGAAATAATTAATATTACACTAATAGTATAACGGTTTGGTGCTAAAATGAGAGATGATATATCCAGTCTTGTTTCCTCTATGCTACACTCTAATATCGCCAGTGACCTTGAGAGAATACTGACAAGAGAAAATACATTTGACGCATCCGTTCTACGGTCTTTCATACTAGATACTACTCAAGATAGTGAGGATGCTGATGAGTTCTTCGATGATATGAAATTAGATGAGGGTTTTATCCGTGGGTTCATGGCGGGCCTTATACAATCACTCCTTCTACAAAGGAGTAGAAATGAGGTCATGGGAAGACCGAGCCATGCAGATATACTACAGTTGTACGATGCTTCATGCGCTTATATCATGGAAAGCAAACTGTAATCTTTATATCCGAAATGGTTTGACGACCTGATATGCTTTGGGCGAGTAAGTACAGACCTACTACCTTTGACGAGTGTGTTGGTGCATTGACACACTTGGAATATCTAAAGGAGACACCCATGCACCTACTACTACACAGTAGAGGGGCTGGGACTGGTAAGACTACTCTTGCTCATGTAATGGCTAATGAGTTAGGGTATTCGCTTCATACCTTCAACGCATCTTCTAAGAAAACGCGAGGTATCGCATTCGTGGAAGAAGAACTCATACCGCTTACTCGCTCAGGCATATACAATCAGATTATACTGTTAGACGAAGCAGACCAACTAACAGCAGAAGCACAGTCGGCTTTGAAGGCTGTGATAGAAAACGCTCAAGGTTATTTTATTCTTACATGTAATGATATCTCAAAAGTAAGTCCGTGGATTCAGTCACGCTGTCTTAAAATTGCTATCGAGCCTATGAACAAGGATTCTATGATAGGCAGATTAGAGTACATATGTGGTGCAGAAGGTGTTAATATCACACTAAGTCAACTAGGTCTTATCTGTGACTCGCACTTGGGCGACCTACGTAATGCTATAAACGCACTTCAAGCATATCATAGTTTTGACAATCCTGTAGATTCACAGAAGTTTATACTTTCGCTAAAAGAAACTGGCTTTGATGCCTCTAAGTTTTTTGGTATAGCGGTAGATAAAGACTTTCATAGTGCCTATAACATGATGAAAGGTGATACAAGGTCTTTGGTAAGGGACGTATTCGATAAGTGTGTCCTTGAACTAAAGTTCACAAACAAACTCCAAATCGTTGATGCGTGTATAACAGCAGAACGAGATATCCTTAACGGTGTAAATGAAGATATTGTTAAGGCTAACTTTGTTAGGATGTTGATGCAATAGTTTATATCCGAAGTGTTTTGACGATTGGAATAAGGTGAAAAAAATGAGTGCCGAAATGTTGAATAATATAGCGAAAACGTTGAATGTCGCGCCTGAATTGGTGCGTGAGAGGGCAGATGCTGTCCTTGCAGAACAGGGTGCTGCGTGGAAGAACGCGGGACGCTCCGATGAGGATTGTTTTATTCTCGCTCTTAGAGTAGCGGGTAGAAACATAACATCTGAAAATGCAAGAATGCGTAGAGCAGGGGCAGATTCATACGAAGGTATGTTTATCTCTGTACCACGACCTAAAGAATGGGGTAAGATACTATACAACAAGATGAAGAATCAACTATCATCTGCGTCAGCAGAAGTAAGGCAGACATTCGTAGACAATGGTTCTGTAGTTATCTTTGAGGATAATCACGACGGCACTTATACAAGACTTTCAGCAGAAAAGTACTTTGGTTCACCTGAGTCAGATACTTCAACACTTCCGAAGCACACTATGCAACTAGATGCTAACACACACTTCTACGTTGTATGGGACAAGAATAACGCTACCTTCCCTAGTGGAGATGCTAACTTCAAGTACGGTGCGCCTCGTCCACAGGATGAGAGGGAGAGAACATCTATATTCTTTGGTAAGGTGAGTGGCAGTAATGCAGAACCTACCCTAGTGACAGTAAGTGGTAATGGTAAGGCTGCTGATAGGCAGTTCCCTACCTTCATACCACTATCCATTCCAATGAAGACAGGAAAGAACGGGCGTTGCTATCTAAACGCTGATGTGTCTGTACCGACAGAAAACCCTGACTTGGCCTCTATGTTTAGCGGTTCACCGCTTGACATGATTGGTGGCCTAATCGGTCAGGAGAATATGTTGCCAAGCCTAGCAGGTCTAGGTCAGTACTATGACACTTTCAACGGCCAAGATGGTTGGTGGGACAGACTGTGTGCTACTGTAGTAGAAGTGATACACATTGACCCACGCGACAACGGTGGGAGCATACTGGTGTGTGGAGACACAGACCTAACATCTATGGCTGGAACGCTAGATGTGTACTGTGACGACGTACCTTCCTTTGGAGTTGGAACTAAGTTGCTTGTCGTAGGACAGGCATGGCGAACCCGTGAGATGGAGGAGCGCATGACCGTAAATGGTTGGTGGGCCTTCGATGAAATAGCGCAGATGGTACAACCTGACTTCGGCGCTGACGACGGGTGGGAAACACAATGAGTACTGATTGGAGGGCAGTAGGCGAGTTTGTCATCTTAAGGATGGCTCAAAGCGAAGTCGGTGGACTGATTCTTTCGGAGGATTATGCCGTTGAAAGCGTTGGTGACTTGGTTAACACTACCCTAAAAGTAAATGATAGAGTAGCCTTGAAGTTAGAGGCAGACATCGTATCGCTTACTCCCTCCAACAGTCTCACACAGTTGTACTCTATACACTACTCCGACATAATAGCGAAGAGAGATATAGAAGTTAATTACGTTGAGGAATAATTATGGAAACAATACTTACAGGTGCAGAAGCACGCTCAAAACTTTTAGTGGGTGTTAACAAGGTAGCGAACTCAATAAAGGGAACACTTGGACCGAACGCTAGAACTGTTATCATACAGAATCCTATGGGTATGCCAGTCATTCTAAATGACGGTGTATCTATCGCTAGAGCAGTACATGACAAAGACCCATACGTGCAGATGGGAATTGACCTTCTCAAAGAAGTCGCTTCCGAAGCACAAGATAAATCAGGCGACGGTACTACTAGTGCTACGCTGATAGCACAGACATTATCCAACGGCTCTTTATCGCTGATGGAACAAGGTGTTTCTCCCTTAAAAATACGTGACGATTTGAAGAAGTACTTAGAGACGGCCACCGGACTTATACACGATTCTGTAATACAAGACTTTGACCTTCTTGACGTAGCGACCATAGCATCTAACAACGACAAAGAGTTAGGTGAACTTATAGCATCTGCTGTCGAGAAGTCAGGTTCTACTGGCGGTCTTACTATTGAGAAATCAACGACTGGTGACACATACGTAAGAGACTCGGCAGGGTTTGAGATGAATGCTGGTTATGCTCACGCTCTTATGGCTAACGTAGGTAAAAAGGTAGAGTATGATGAGCCTATGGTAGTAGTAACCACCGAGAAGATTGAGTCATTCAACGCTCTTATACCATCTTTGCAGTTATCTGTGGAGAAGAATAGACCATTAGTAATCTTTTGTTCTGACTTTAACCCACAGATGTTACAGAATCTTTTGGTAAATATAGTTCAGGGCAAAGTGTCTGTTTGTATGGTAAAACCAGCAGGTATGCCACAGCAGAAACAAGAGTGGCTTGAAGATGTTGCTCATGCCACTGGCGCAAAACTCTTTAGTGTTTCGCTAAAAGAAAGTATCGTGGGTATCACGGAAGATGATTTAGGTGGTTGTGAGAGATTGGTTTCTGCCATGAACACCACTACTATTACGTTAAAAGAAAATGTACCTACCTTAGAGAAACACGTAGAGACATTGATAGACGCTTGCGTGACAGAAGAGAACGACTGGCTGATAGAGCAGATACAGAACCGAATAAACAGATTGACTACAGGCATCTCCACGATTTACGTTGGAGGTGCTTCTGATATTGAGCAGGTAGAAAGGAAGGAGCGTGTAGATGACGCGGTAAATGCGTGTAAACTCGCTCTTGAATCCGGTGTGGTCATCGGCGGAGGCGCACAACTATATAGAGTGGCCCAAGAAATGTCAAGGCACGAATCCGGTGCGGTATGGACTTTGTTCTACAACGCACTGTTGACACCTTTGAAGCAAATAGTAGACAACAGTACTGGTGCAGATATGGGTAAGGATTGGTATTACCTAGACAAATACTCCGAAGATACTACTACATATCGCTGTGGTGTAACAGGAAACTTGAGAGACGCTATAGAAGACGGTGTGCTTGACCCTATGCAGGTAGTTCTAAACAGCCTTGAGAGTGCCGTGTCAATAGCAGGGTTAGTCCTTATGACTGACGTAGCAATCATCGCTCCGAGCGATTAGTTTATATCCGAAATGTTATGAGGTGATAATATGAGTTGGGGAACACAAGCAACCAATAGTAAAGCAGAACCTAAGACCGCAGAACCTAAGATGCAATTCGATGAGGCGTACTATCGTAATCTATTCGACAATAATCGCGTCAATGCTATAGAACATCGTATGGCATTTGTAGGGCATGAGAACACACTAAAGACAGGGCTTGCTCTTTCTTTGTTGAAGAATGAGATAGAAGCAGGTAAGACTGTGTATCTCTTTGATGTAGATAACTCGGCAAAGGCTACTGTAGATGTGATATACCCTGACACCCCAAACATTGTGGTTCTACCCCTACACGACGAGACTGATGACTCTATCTTCGATGAAGATAACAACGTAGATTACAAGGCCATATTAGATAAGACATCTTGGTATGTCAATATTCTTGCTGACAAAGTAAATGCTGACCCCGATTCTGTAGGCGGTATCATCTTTGATGGTGGCTCTACTTTCCTAAAGTGGTGCGAACACGCTATGCGTAAGTCACTACTATCTCGCGGTATCATAGAGACAGAAGACGGTACATTCAATCAGAAAGAGTGGAGAGAGAGAAACAGGCTATATAGAAATGTATTGACTAGACTACACAGC